CAAAAGACAGAGATGGACCAAGCGATCCTTGTAAAGGACCTAACCCACCTGCATACTGTTTTATAGGCGATAAAGCAGATGATACTCAAGAAGATGTTATAACAAGAAATCTAGCAGGATTAACACCACGTATGGGTGGTTCAATATTTGATTTTAGTAATATGGCTGAAGGTGGTTTAGCAGACATGGACAGAGAAGCATTCTTACTAGGTGGTATAGCAAAAGGATTAAAGAAAGCTGTAAGAGGTGTTAAGAAACTTGCAAAGTCACCAATAGGTAAAGCTGCGTTATTGGGTGGTCTTGCATATTTTGGTGGAGGTGGTGGACTTCCTAAATTTTTAAGTGGTAAGGGTTTAGGTGGTTTTTCTATGGAAACTTTATTTAGTAAAGCAAACCCTCTTTTATTTACAGATGGTAAACTTAGCTTAGGTAAATTAGCTTTAGCATCTGCAGCGACACCTTTTTTATTTCCTGGAGAAAAAAAAGATGAGTTTGATTTAGACGCATATTATGCAGCAAATAGATTAGATCCAAACGCGCCTTTAAATACGAGAATAGCAGGATCTCAGTTTGATTTTTATGGAGGCGTAAAAGCAGCCGATGGCGGTAGAATAGGTTATCAAGAAGGTGGAGATGCAGAACCAGTAGCCAAGAAGACCATGCCTTTATTAGACATGGATGGTAAGGAAAAAGACTACAGAGAAACAGGTGGTTTTGTAGACATGGGTAGAATGGAAAGAGCTGACGATGTGCCTGCTAGACTATCTAAGAATGAATTCGTATTTACAGCTGATGCTGTAAGAAATGCTGGTGATGGAGATATAGACAAAGGCGCAGAAGTCATGTATAACATGATGAA